GTGCCGTTGCATTCATCCAGTGACGGATCGCTTACCGGGTTGTTGTTTTTGTCGAAATAGCGCGTATCGTCGGGCGGTAGCGTAGTTCAGTCCCTGCGCTTCACACCATTCCTTTGGTGATACGCCGGTTGCGGCATGTTCGGACAGGAACCGTTGCTGAAGCTCTCCCCAGTCCGGTTTTGCCATTATTCACTCCAATAAAAAAAGCCACCAGCGAGTGCCAGTGGCTTGAATGTGGTAATCAGAAATGGGTTCGAACCGTTGGGACAAACAATATTAAGCGCTCACCCGCTGGATTAAAGTAGCATCACGCTTCGTCTGGCCGATATGAACTCCTGTATCACTCTACTGACGTATAGAACCAAGCATGACCCATCCTACTGCTACGCGCCAGTCTCGCTGCTTTCAACCAATCAGAGCATCATAAGCCTCGATAATTTCTTTCCTGCTCACGTATCTGTCGGCTGCCACCAATATGGCTCCACTTTCGCCTTTCAGAAAAGTTGAAAAAAAAATCACCACATCCAAACACCTCACCTCATTATTAGCATACAGATAAAGAATCTTGCTCCGATAACTTCGAATTTTCAGCAACTTAGCAGGTTCATCATCAGCAAAAATCAATAGCTGTGCCATAAAATCTCCTTCTACACTTAATTCCTTACAAGTGAAGATTGTTAGTCCCATGAACACTCAATCACATTGATGAATCTTTTGCCTGTGATTTACGTTACCTTTAATAGCCCAAAAGTCTTTTTTAACTCATACACCTGAATTCAATTCTGAAAGAAGTGAAAATGGCAGCAAACAAATCACCAGGAGTTTAACTTTATTTAATTAGTTATAGTGCAGAATGCTTAACCCTGTATATAGAGTTCGCTTCTTCGCACTTTTCTTTCAAGTATATGAACCGGGTGGATACTTCACTGTTTGAGCAGTTCGTCACAATGCAGTAACCCTCTACCCACGCCTTTTCATCCTTTTCGGCAAACAAACTTTCGAAAATGGCAACCCAAGTGCTGTTAGGCATGCGTTCCAGTTCAAAATACTTCATTGTCCCTCCCTCACGAAGGGTTCTGTACTCATCCAATCCTAAGATTTTCATACTGCATCTCACGGTCTTTTTAATGTTATGATTTCTAGCATCATATCCAGGCTTTTCCTACCCCAAAATCCATGGGACTCTGCATTTTATCATCATTAGCAACCAGCAGATGAGCTTTGTAATAGATGAAGAATGCGCATAAGAAAACCATAGCTATTCATGTGACATGCCTGTCCTCAGTATTGGATTTAGGTTACCTCCTGGATAAAAACTTACCCATCAACATTAAAAATACAACGATTCCAACAGGCACTCCAACAATAGGTGTAGCGAACGCGCTTACTCCCACGGCGGCAACCATACCTCCCAAAGTACTAAACATGATGGGTATGATTAACATAATGATAGCCTGGGGTATTCCTGCCTTCCAGAGGAGTAACACCATAATGACAACAAAGAACACCATGAGAAAAGGCATTGTTTGCCCCCTTAATTAAACACACTCTCTATATAACGACCATTTGGAAAATTTATTTAGTTATCTTTCAATTAAGGCCTACTTGCAGTTCGCCTGCCACGCTTTGTTATGCGCCAGGATGTCGCGCTTCGTCTGCCTGTCCAGTCGCAAGACGTATCGGCTACCTCAACCCTTACGGGTCCAGTTGTCCCGCAGCTCGCGATCAACATCGTCGTCAGACATATGGTTAACAGTCTGCTGTACATTGCTGGCCTCTTTCGTTGCTTCTACCCGGCGTTCGGCTGCTGCGACCGTTGCCGCTGCGTTATCTTCGGTGCGCTGCTGGTCGGCTTTCACTTCAGCTTTGCTGGTGCCGCGAATATGGCCCAGGCCAAAAGCGCCGGCGATAGCGGAAATAACCAATGCGACCAGCCCAATTATCGTTTCGATCCCCACATTCACCTCATACCAGAACGGATTTCGCCAGGTTCAACAGCGCACGGCGTTTATCCAGCCCGTTGCGGCCGCCATTGATTAACAGTGTCACGCGCTCAACGTCGCCGGAATGAAGAAGGCAACCGCGGGAGGCATAGAACCATGCGGCAGAGCGCGCGGCGTATTCATCCTTTTCAAGCAGCTCCGGATGAGTAACAAGGTCCAGTTTCAACGCCTGGCCACAACTGCGATAGTTGCTCAGGCCGGTAATCTGTTTCAGCCCACGACCGCGATATTTCCAGCCATCACCAGCGACCTGATTGCCAAGGTGTTCTTTTCCCCACTCACCACCGTATACCAGATTGGCGATCGCTTTCTGGTTTGCCGGTTGCGTTGCCGTTCTGCCAAGTGCGGCGGATTGCTGTTGAGTGATGCGGTGGCTGCCGAACGTCGGTACCAGGTTTTCAACCGCGTAATTCAGGTTCTCCACCAGTCGGGTAAATCTGGTGCTTTCATGCCCCATCTGGGCAATAAACATGGCCTGATCAAGCGGTGCGGTGATGCCGTATTCCTTCATGGCGGCGTCGATATGCGGAAACCAGCGCGCAGCTAATCCGGCGCTGATACCAGCCGCCTTCTGAAATTGTGATTGGTTCATTAGTGCCTCAGATGATCAACCAGACGTGCAACGTTGCCTTTGACGGCCACCAGCACGGAAAGGAATATGATATTGGCCGCAATGGTGGCCCATGATGAATGCGGGTAAATCCCACACAGGTACGCCAGCGGTACAGCGCTGTAAGTGACGGTAATCAGCCAGGCTAAACGCGAAATCCATGGCCGATGCCGCGAATCACCACGGCGGTAAAACATCAGAGTAATTACAACTCCGGCGCAGAGCAGCGCGTTGATAGTTGCTGTTGGGTCATTTAGTACCACCTGAACCTCCCCGGCGCGTTATCAGCGCCACCAGCGAGCCGATGTCCTGCTTGTTCAGGAACGTAAGGATTTGAACGGCTAACGCAGAAGCTATTACGGCACCAATAGCATCCAGAGGCTTCTCGGTGTACCCCGTCCAGGATGTGAGTTTTGACCCCAACAACCCCGAACAAAGAATGCCGACGATATACGACACGAAGAAGTAGGCCAGGCGACGTAACACACTCAGGTCAGCTGCTGTCGCTATGTAGAATACTGCGCCTGCAAATGCTCCAAAAACAACACCGTAATCAGTTCCGGTCAATAGACCGTAAACACTTGCTCCAGTCAAAGCTAAACCGGCCAGCCCTGTGCCGGAAAATGGATCGGACATAGGTCTCCCCTCATATAGCTGTGTATCCTCTCAGTAATGAGGGGAATAAAAAAAGCCCGCACGGGAGCGGGCAACGAATGCAGATATTTATTTTTTTCAATTTCAGAACGAAGATTATCGGCAGTATTGGGAAAGACTTTAGACAATAAAAACCCGGCGCGGTGGCCGGGCAGAAAGTTTATAATTCTGGCTTCATACGGCCAAAAACTTTTTCAATGCCGGTCTCATACTCCTCTTTGTTGTCGCTCATTGCTGCAACGCCAAGAAGTTTGCCGATGTGTTGTCGTAAGGCCTTGACGCCAATTTCAGAAAGGAAGAGGTGTAGCTTATCTGATTGCTTTCCATTCTCATCCCTACTGGCGCGAATTTGCTCTAATATCTTCCCCTTACTCTTAGCCAGTGGGACGTAAATTTGCATATTAGTCAACTGTCCAAAGCGGATCGGCCTGCCTTTTTCCGGACGATTAAGTCCATATAACCGATACCATTCCTCATACAACTCGTCGGGAAACTCTTTCTCATATTGGCGGGCTTCCTCTCGTACAAATGCCTTAAAAGCATCGATTACCTCTTGAACTTCAGGTCGATAACCGGCCAATGCATAGGCTACGCCTTTTATACCTGATTTAGCGGAAGCATTTATTAGTTTTTGAGCTGTATCGGCAGCAGGAATTCTAGACGGTGGCAGAGCATCGGCACTTTTTGCATCTATCAGCGCCTTTCCGATATCAACGATCACATCAATATCAAACCCATGAGCGTTATTGATGTTTTTGGACTGCCCACTATATTGAAAATTAATAGGATTTTCAATTTTCGCTATTAAACTTGGACCACCAAACTCCTTCATGTAACCAGCGCTTAGTAGTTTATCGACATCCCTTGCGAAGTTGCCGATACCTAAAAGTCGAGCAAGTCCAGCCTTAGTAACTACTGCGGTTTTCGATTCATCACTTAAGACATAACACTCAGCATCTATTCCAAATTCATCTTTGAAATTACCCATATGGGTGGCTTTGTGAATTTTATCCCTCCACCTTGCAGCAGCAGCCTTTTTGGCAATGTCAGAACGCTGCTCTTTAGTAAGAGACTTAGCCCTAGCAATCCCGCCCTTAGCTTTACCCTTTGGATCTTTCTTATCGTCTGACATATGCAAGCACCTTTCCGTAAAATATGCTTGCATAATAAACAGCGATCAAAACACATAGCAAGCTTTTTTCACTATTTTATGCTTGCATAGTCAAGAGCATATAAAAGGCCGCCGGATGGTAGCCTTCAGTAAACTAATGTTGTTGTGCTTAATTGTACGCCATCGAGGATTCGAACCCCGAACCACAGAGGTAGAAGCTCCGTGCTCTTTCCAGTTGAGCTAATGGCGGAAAAAAAAGACCAGCAATGAGTTGCTGGTCATGGGTCATGCAGTTGTCTCTGCGAAGCGGGTGTATACCCCACCCAGTGTTATCAGTATCGAGAGCATTATCAAATGCCATAAAAACTATAGCACTGATGAAAAAATTCACTCTGTCAAAGGCCATCAGAAATGACCTTTTGCTCATAACGGGAAGCCAGCTCTCCCGAATGCTTAGTGTCACGCCTAAGAAGGGCATGAAAGCAGGCTTTCCGTTGTGTTTAAAACGAAAAAACCCCGCGGTATTAACCGCAGGGCTTTAAGGATTTCTTGCTGGTCGGAACGAATGAACGGATTCCCAGCATTAGAGTTGATGCTAGCCGAAAATTCCGCAGACCTCAACACCTTTTTTCTCTGACAATTGAGCTTTATAGAAAATCAGCCTACATCGTAACTGCCTTTAAGGCGCTGTCTGCATAACCTTCTTGCCTGTGGCATTCTTCCACCAGCAATTCAAACAGCGGTTGCAGCTGACCGTAAGCGGTGGTTTTTTTTACATCCCATACGGTGCGGACGCCCTCCAGCACATTGGAAAATTTTAGCCGGGCGTAACCTCTCCCCGTGCAACGGTCACACACCTTCATGACCGGCACGCCCTGTTCCTCTGTCTTTTTCTTATCCAGCACCCTCCCTTTCCCGTGGCAGCGACACGCATTGCTGATAACGCCTTTGCCGTTACACGCTTTGCACAGAACGCGCGCTCTCTCCCGAACTGATTTCCACTCTTCCCAGTATGAGGGGTAAACACCCTTTGTAACTTTTGCCCATTTTGGCGGCTTGCCGTCAGGGTAATGGATTTTGTTGGTGAATACCTCGACTTCGGTAAACCCGCTACCATCGCAGCAGTCACATCTGCGAACGCTTGCCGCACTACGGGCGTAATCCTGGTATGCAAAAGCACACATAATTTCGAGAACGCGCTGCCGGACTTTTTCATCGAGTTCTGTAACTGATTTAAAGCGTCGGCATAGGACCAACGATGCTCCATAAAGCGCCTCCATTGCCCGGTCAGGGCTGCTGATACCAATTTTTGCAAGGTATAAATCGAATCCAAACCCACACTTGGCGTTAACCAGTCCAAGCGCGGTCATAACATCAGTTCCGGTCAGATTGTCGGTGGCAGTCGCCCTCGAGGAGTCACTGAACATCGGTGATTTTGGCGCGAAATATTTAGCGATTGATTCGAGGTTCATTATGCGGCTCCTGCTGAATGATAGATTCGAACAAAATTACGAAGGATGCGGTATCCCAGAAGGCGCATTCACCACCACGGCGACACTGCGCACCTTTATCGATGAGTACAACAACGGCCTGCCTGTACTGCTGAGCGCAGACGATATCAAAAGATTTCTTGAAGAGCATAACGCCACGCTGCCCGCTCAGGTGCCGCTGGGCGCTAGCCTGGAAGAAACAGCGCAGAACTATATGACGCTGCCAGCTAACTTCCAGCGTATCGATGCAGACCAGAAGCAGACGGCAACGGCAATGAAAGCCTGCATCAAAGAGTACAACGCCACCCTGCCGACGCCGGTTAAAACTAGCGGCAGCCGTGACGCGCTGCTCGAGCAGTTAGCGATCATCAACCCTGACATGGTGGCGCAGGAAGCGCAGAAGCCACAGCCGCTGAAAGTATCTGGCACTAAGGCCGATCTGATTCAGGCCGTGAAGACAGTCAAACCAGATGCCGTGTTTGCCGACGAGCTGCTGGATGCCTGGCGCGATAACCCGGAGGGGAAAGTGCTGGTTACCCGCCAGCAGCTGGGCACCGCACTGAATATTCAAAAAGCGCTTCTGGCTCACCCGACCGCCAGCATGCTGCTGACCCACCCGAGCCGTGCCGTCGAGGTGAGTTACTTCGGCTTTGACGAGGAGACGGGCCTGGAAGTTCGTGTGCACCCGGACCTCGAGATCGACCTGGACGGTGTGCGTATCGGCGCAGACCTGAAAACTATCAGCATGTGGAACGTAAAGCAGGAAAGCCTGCGCGCCAGACTGCACCGGGAAATCATTGACCGCGACTATCACCTGAGCGCAGCCATGTACTGCGAAACCGCGGCGCTGGACCAGTTCTTCTGGATTTTCGTCAACAAAGACGAGAACTACCACTGGATCGCCATCATCGAGGCATCCGCTGAACTGCTGGAGCTGGGCATGCTCGAGTACCGCAAAGCGATGCGCGCTATCGCAACCGGATTCGACACAGGTGAATGGCCAGCACCAATCACTGCCGACTACACCGACGAACTGAACGACTTCGACCTGCGCCGCCTCGAAGCGCTGCGTACTCAGGCATAAGGGGGATATATGCAAAATACCAACGTTACCGTTGCTGATCAGAACACCGTTATTAATTCCAACGTGGCACTGTTCGATTCTCAATACCTTAACGCCATCAGCACTTTTGCGCAGATTATGGCTCAGGGCACCGCGACAGTTCCTAAGCATCTTCAGGGCAATCAGGCCGATTGCATGGCCGTAGCGATGCAGGCAGCACAATGGCAGATGAATCCCTTTGCTGTAGCACAGAAGACGCACCTGATTAATGGTGTGCTCGGGTACGAAGCGCAGTTGGTCAATGCCGTCATTTCGCGTAGCGGCGTGCTTGCCAGCCGCTTTGAATATGAGTGGTACGGGCCATGGGAAAAAGTTGTTGGAAAATTCCATATTCGTAAAGGCGAAAAAGGCGAGTACCGGGTCCCCGGCTGGATCCTGGCTGACGAAGCCGGGATCGGCATTATTATCCGCGCAACCCTGAAGGGTGAAGATCAGCCGAGAGAACTCGATTTACTGCTGGCTCAGGCTCGCACCCGTAACTCAACGCTCTGGGCTGACGACCCGCGCCAGCAGCTTGCATATCTCGCAGTGAAGCGCTGGGCCCGCCTGTTCTGCCCGGATGTGATTCTGGGCGTTTATACCCCGGACGAGCTGGATGATCGGCGTGAAGAACGGGAGGTAAACCCTGCCCCTGTGCAGCACATAAGTTTGACTGAAATTACTGATGACAACTTATCTACCACACAGAACGCGCAGCAGTCCTCAGTAAATATCGACACTTTGGCTGATGAATACCGTAAACGGATTGATTCTGCTGAAACTCTGGACGATGCCACTACCGTCGGAAACGACATCAATGCTTCTAAATCCGTACTGGGTGCAGCATTGCACACCGAACTGAAAAACAAAGCTACGCGCCGGTACCACTTTGTGAATGCGAAAAACAAAGTTGATACAGCTATCAAAGCACTTCCAAAACCGGGAGTGGAAGGTGCGGGAGAACGCTTCGAGGAAGTTGAAAAGATGCTCTTGGCGGCTAAACGGCACTTGGGTGATGAATTGCACGATAAGTACCGCATCACCCTCGATGATATGAAACCGGAATATGTGGCCTAAGGGAGGCGGGAGGGTTCGCCCTCCCGGTAACGATATGACGAAAATTATCGAACGCGGAATGATTTTTAACGGTGAGATGGTGCGGGCGATCCTCGATGGACGGAAGACGCAGACGCGGCGGATCATCAAGCCGCAGCCAGAGGGAACATTAAGCGGAAGTTTATCCGGTATGTGTTTAAGCAGGCCTCTTAACGGACTGTTGTTGCCGAAAATTGAAGATATCGCAATCCATTGCCCGTTCGGTGTCGTCGGTGATCGCATCTGGGTGCGGGAGACGTGGGCAGAGGCTGGAGCAAGCGCGCCGGATCTGAAACTTTATCGCGCGAATTACCCTGCGCATGTTCCAACTCATTACGAGAACGTGCCGCCGGCAGAGGATGTCCGCTGGACACCCAGCATCCACATGCCGCGCTGGGCCAGCCGTATTCTGCTGGAGATCACCGATGTACGGGTCGAGCAGCTGAACGATATCAGTGAGGAAGACGCACGTTCGGAGGGAATTTCTGGCTCCTCGGCACGTGACGTTAAAGAGGCTTACGCAGCGTTATGGCGGTCTATCTACGGTTCTGACAGCTGGCGCGCTAACCCATGGGTCTATGTGATCAAGTTTAAGCGTATCGAAGGAGATGGCCATGCGACTGATTAACCGAGGTAACCAGCAATCCCCGTTAGCGCGTCAGGCATGCGACATCGCGCTGGCAGCCCACCAGCAAAGATACGGCGACTATGGGCGCAGCAAGATGAAAGAGACGTATACGGTGAAGGTTGAAGGCGTGAAGGTCTGGGTGGAGGTGGTGAACCGCAAGGCGAGCTATGTGGCCACGGCAATGACAGGCATGCGCCGCTTGCGTGCCCTTCCCGGCCAGGCGTCCTGATAAAGAATTATCAAACGGCCCCGGTTGGGGCCCTTGGAGAACGAAGATGAGCAAAGCAACGAATAAATTTGAGCTGATGAGCACTAAAGACATCTGCGGGCAGCTGTGTATTTCCTCACGTACGCTCGAACGCTACAGGAAAAGAGCCCCAAACGAGAACCCTTTCCCTGAGCCAGATTGCGCTTACATGGGTGGACCCAATAAATGGCTCAGAACCAAAGTCACCGCCTGGCAGATTAAAGAGATGTCACGATCAACCCGTAAGCCGATGTCTCACCTGAACCTAACCCGTGATGATAAAGGCCGTCTCACCCGACCTGACGCGGCGTGAACTCCAGAATGTCGGGCTCGACGATGCTCATAAGTCGGGCCCACCACTTACCATATGCCACTCTCATTTCCTCAACATAGGTGTGCTTGTCGTACACTGACCACACACCAGGCAGTTTGTGGCCAAGCATTATTTCGGCGATATGCGGCTCGGTTAGCTCTGAGAAATTCGTTCGCGCAGTCCTGCGCAGATCATGAATAGTAAAGTGTGGGACCTGCTCGTTATAGGCCTTGAGCATGAACTTAACCAGGTTACTGCTGATGCTCATATTGAAGCCTTCACTCATCGGCTTGTCTTCATATTTTGAAAAAACAAAGCGTCCTGGCGCCAGCTCAATGGCCCGTTTTATCAGCGGGAGCATTTCCGGGATGATAGGTCGAATTATCGGTTTCTTTGTCTTCCGCCCTGTCTTGTGGTTTTCCCATGGAACAGTCCAGATCCCTTCTTCAAAATCAAAGTGTGCGACTTCAGCCTGCCGGAGTTCGCCAACCCTGCACGCCCATATCAGAGACAATTTATAGAGGATCTTGTTTCGCTCAATGAGGCGGGAATCCTCAATGGCTCGCCAGACAATCGCCAGTTCTTTACGGTCCAGGGTTCGCTCACCCATTTGTTTCTGGATGCCGAAATCACGCCCAGACATTTCTGACAGCGGGTTAACTTCCAGCAGTTGCCGTTTCACTGCCCAGGAATAACACTGTCGGCCGTTGCTGATCACGCGCCGGGTGATCTCGCTGTAACCCTGGGCCAATCTGTCCAGGACAGTGAGCCAGTTGTGTAGCGTGAGCTGATGCGCAGGGTATTTCCCGAGCTTGGGGAAAACGTGCAGTTCAAACGAGCGGAGGACCTGCCCGGCTGATTCTTTCTGAATGCAGACTATTGAGTGCCATTCACGGAACAGCTCTTCGAAGGTGTACTGGCTGTTAATCTTGGCTTTATCGAGGCTTTGCCTGATCCGAGGGTTTTCGCCACGGGCAAGAATAGCTGCCCACTTTGCGACTTCATCGCGCGCGGCTTTTAATCCGAACTCCGGATAGCTGCCGATCGTCATCTTGTCCTGTTTGCCCAGGAAGCGGAATCGGTAGAAAAAAGTAACGGCCCCCTTTTTGGAGATGCGTACCCACAGACCATCACGGTCTGCCTTTTCTTCAACTTTGTCTCGTTCGCGCCCAAGGCACGACTTTAGATAACTATCTGAAATAGCCATGATTTGTCCCTGCGTGTGTCCATCAGAACGGGAGGTTATGTGTCCATCATAGAATATGGACGCACTGGTGGACACAAAAACCATGACTTATGATGTCGTAGGTTGACTGTACATGCAAACAGTATAATTTTTGGAAAGGCTGATTTGATGGGGATCTTGAGGCGTTTTTGTCGGAGGTTTGCGGAGGCTGGCGGGGTATCAATTATCGATGTGAGCAATGATCGAAAAGTTACGTATGTTCTTCATATAGTTAAAT